TGTTCGTCCTGACACTGAAGCCCGTGGCGTGCCAGCGCAAGACCCTAGCCTTTTGAACGTCGGCGGCATTGGTCAGCGCCTCGGCCTGCTGAACCAAATCTTCAACCCGGTCGAAGCTATCGGGCAGTCCATGAATGCAGGCGAACGCATGATGTCGCCGAACATGGGCGTGATGGATCGCCTTGCGGCTCTGGGCGACATGTTGTCGGGTGTTGCTGGCGTAACTGGGCCTGCCGTTGTTGCTGGGCGTGCTGGTGCGCCTGCCGCTGCCGCCGTGATGGAGGGGCTGCTTGGCGGCTCGCCCACGCAGCAGGCTGCGGGCGACATGGTGCGGCAGTTTGGCGTGGATGAGAGCGGGGCGTTTAGGTTGGCCATGCCAGACCCGGCATCTGAACGCGGGGCGCAGATCATGGACATGCTGTCGTCTGGTCGCGCTGACGAGGTGACGGATGAGATGCTGGACATGGGCGATCCTGTCTTAAATGCACGCCTCAATGAGTATCTTTTCAGAAATTATGATCTTCCTATGGATGAGGCCAGCCGCATGGCTAGGGCGCGTGAAATGGGGTTTGATGTAAACAAAATCAGATACACGGGGTCTGAGGCTGATTTTAATGCGGTAAACCCAGACATGGGCGCTGGCGAGCGTTACAGAACAGGGCTGTTCACTTCTACGAATCCAGATGTGGCCGACAGTTATGCCTCGACGCAGGGCGGAATGATTTATCCAATGGTCATGCGCAGAAACGACGCAGGAGCGATAATCGACGCTCAAGGTGCGAATTGGAACAGAATTCCTCAAAATTCACCGACGTTTATTCCGTCCTCAGCATTGGCCGCCGAGTTCCCAGAATTGGCTGGGGAAAAGTTCAATACCGCCTATGATGTCGCGCCCGGTTTGTTTGACGATCTTTTTGGCAAAGGGGCATCGACCAACGCTTTGGCGCGTCAAAGAAGATTCGAGGGTGACAGCAATATAACGTTTGAAAACGTGGTAGATCGGGGTCCAGCACTGAAGCAATACATCGGTGAGACTAAGGAAATGGCAAGGGCTAGGGAAGCTTCTGCGTCCATGCCGTCTGATGTCAGGGTAGACTTCTATGGGAATCAGGTCAGGTCTCCATTTGCCCGCTTTGACCCGCGTCTCACCAACCTACGCAACCTAAACGCGGCACTTGCAGCCGCAGGCGTGCCGCTTGGCCTGCTCGCCATGCAGCCCGAAGAGGAGCAATATTGATGCCACTCAAAAAAGGTTCGTCTGCCAAGACGATTTCTGCTAACATCCGCACGGAAATGAAGACCAAGCCGCAAAAGCAAGCGATTGCCATTGCTCTCAGCAAAGCAGGAAAGGCGAAGAAGAAATGAAAAAGCCAGTGAAGTTCACGCCCTGCAAAGGCTGCCCGAACCCTGCCAAGTGCAAGGCAATGGGCCGCTGCATGATGAAGGCGAAGAAGTAATGCCCGGCGGTCTCTACGCAAACATTGCCGCCAAGAAAGCCCGCATCAAGGCCGGATCGGGCGAGAAAATGCGGAAGCCCGGCACCAAGGGCGCTCCGACTGCGGCTGCATTCAAGGCTTCGGCCAAGACAGCAAAGAAGGCCAAGTGATGGTCAAAACCCCGGCTTGGCAGCGTGCAGAGGGCAAGTCGCCCAGCGGCGGCTTAAACGCCAAAGGCCGTGCGTCTGCCAAGGCCGAGGGTATGAACCTGAAGGCCCCGGTAAAGGCGGGCGACAACCCGCGCCGGGCGTCCTTCTTGGCTCGGATGGGCGGTATGCCCGGCCCCGAGCGTGACGAGGATGGAAAACCCACGCGACTTCTGCTATCACTCAACGCATGGGGCGCAAGCAGCAAGGCGGACGCTAAGGCAAAAGCCAAGGCCATTTCGGCCCGCAACGAGGCGAAGAAGAAATGACCATCACGACCTATGCCACGCTAAAGACAGCCGTCGCGGACTTTCTGAACCGCGACGATCTCACGTCTGTCATCCCCACGTTCATCGCGCTGGCCGAGGCCGACATGCAGCGCAAGCTGCGTCACTGGCGCATGGAAGCCCGTGCGACCGCCCAGCTTGACACGCAATTCAGCGCCATCCCCGCCGATTGGGTCGAGACGATCCGCTTCTATCTGACCACCGGCGAAACCTCGCGGCTGGAACTCATCAGCCAAGCGGAACTGATCGACCGCAAGGAAGGCGACAGCAACGTCACGGGCCGCCCGTATTACTACGCGATGACCGGGGCGCAGTTTGAACTGTACCCGGTTCCTGATGGCCTTTACACGGGCGAACTGCTATACTTCGGCAAGATACCTGCGCTGTCGGACTCGGCCACGACCAACTGGCTCCTGACCAACGCGCCGGACGCCTACCTCTACGGGGCGCTGATCCATTCGGCCCCGTATCTCAAAGACGACGCCCGCATCCAAATCTGGGCAGCCCTGTATCAATCCGCGATTGATAACCTGAACGACTCTTCCAACGACGCGCGGCACAGCGGAACCGGCCTGCGTATGAAAATCAGGAGTTTCTGATGTCACTGACCAACTCTTTCGAAACCAGCGTCCTGACGTACCTCCTGACGGCATCCTCGCCGTCACCGGCGCGTCCGACCGCTTGGTATCTCGGCCTATTCACGGCTGCACCGGGCGAAGCTGGCGGCGGCACCGAGTTGTCGGGCAGCGGCTATGCGCGTCAGGCCATCACGTTCACCGTGAGCGGCAACAACGCCTCGAACAATGCTGCCATTGAATTCCCGACTGCATCGGGTAACTGGGGCACCATCACGCACGCGGCTGTGTTCGACGCCTCAACATCTGGCAACATGATCGCCTACGCCTCGCTGACCGCCTCTAAGGTGATCGACACCGGGGACGTTCTGCGCGTGCCGACGGGCGATCTTGACATCAACCTCGACTGAGGCTGGATAGGTGGCGGTCTACCGTACAGCATTCGGTACAGGCACATACGGCTTAGACTCGTATGGCCTCAGCGGCGAAGTCAAAGACGCTTCGGCGTCGGCTTCGGTCGCTGTTACCGCTTCTGTGCTGGCAGGCAAGCGGTTTGATGTATCAGCCGCTGCATCCGCAACCTCGGCGGCAACGGTTTCAATGCAGGTCTTGCGCTCGGCCAGCGCGGTTGCCTCTGTTGCGTCTGCAACAACAGCCTCCGCAGATCGGGTGATTGATGCCGCCGTGGTCGAGTACCGTACAGGCTTCGGTCGTGGCGCATATGGCGCGAATGCCTATGGGTTCGACGGGGCCGCCATCACAATCACGGCATCCGCGTCTGTAAGCGCACAGCGGTTGCGCGAGGTTGAGGCCCCGGTGTCGTCGGCGGCTACAGTTTCGCTTGATGCGGATCGGGAACGCAATATTTCTGCCACGGCAACGGCGGCCTTTACAACGTCCGTCTCGACGGTTTTCTCGGTGAACGTGTCTGTTTCATCGGCATGCGCTGTCACTTCCAGCGCGTCTTTGCAGCGCGTGCGCTTAGGTAGTGCGCTTGCTGCAATTTCGTGTATAGTGTCGGCAGCATCTATTAAGAAGTGGGAGCCTGTGCAGGATACGGCGGAAACATGGACGCCGCAGCCTGATACAAGCGAAATCTGGACCAAAGCAGCATAAGGGCCGCTCAAAATGGCAGACACAACGACAACAAACTTTGCACTTGTGAAGCCCGAGGTCGGCGCGTCCGAGGACACTTGGGGCACCAAGATCAACACGAACCTTGACAGCCTTGACACGCTGCTTGCTGCTCGGGCGACGCTGACCGGCACGCAGACCCTGACGAACAAGACGCTGACCGATCCGGCGATCATCGGCACCATCCTTGAGGACATCTTCACGATCACCGATGGCGCGGCCTTTGAGATCGACCCCGGTAATGGCTCAATCCAGCTTATCACGCTGGGTGCCAACCGCACGCCCAAGGCCACCAACTTCGCCAACGGCGAGGCCGTCACGCTGATGGTTGATGACGGCACGGCTTACACGCTGACGTGGACTGACGCGACCTTCGGCGGCTCTGGCGTTGTGTGGAAGACGGACGGCGGTGTCGCGCCCACGCTGAACACGACGGGCTACACGGTCATCGTACTGTTTGAAGTCGGCGGTCAGGTTTACGGCGCTCGCGTAGGAGACGCATAATGTTGAAGGCCAAGCTTCTGGGGGCAACGGCTGCGGCTGAATCTCTGGCCATTGAGGACGTGTTCTCAACGTACCTCTACACTGGCAACGGCTCCACGCAGACGATCACCAACGATATTGACCTTGCTGGTGAGGGTGGGCTGACGTGGATTAAATCCCGTAGTGCATCCACAGCCCATCAGTTGTTTGACACCATTCGCGGCGCGACCAAAGAGCTTATTTCTAACTCTACGGCGGCAGAAGCTACTGATGCGGATACTCTAACTGCATTCAACGCAGATGGTTTTTCCCTTGGTGCAGATTCCAACACCAACACCAGTTCTGCAACCTACGCCTCATGGACCTTCCGCAAAGCCCCACGCTTTTTTGATGTGGTGACTTATACGGGGACAGGATCGAACCGCACTATCGCCCACAATCTTGGTGTCGTTCCCGGCTGCATTATCATCAAGCGCACGGATGCTTCTGCTGATTGGCAGGTCTACCACCGTGGCAACACCGTTGCACCCGAGACAGATTACCTTGTGCTGAATTCTACGGCTGCAACGGTAGACGACAACACTCGCTGGAATGATACGCTGCCAACAAGCACTGTGTTCTCATTGGGAACGGCGACCACTGTCAACGCCTCTGGTGGCACCTACGTCGCCTACCTCTTCGCCCACGATCCCCTCGGCCCGTCTGGTGATGGCTCGGATGGGTTGATTGCGTGTGGGAGTTATACGGGGAATGGCAGCACAACTGGGCCTGTGATTAACCTTGGGTGGGAACCGCAGTGGGTTTTGTGGAAAAGTGCGACAGCCGCCGAAAACTGGGGCATTTTTGATAACATGCGCGGCTGGCCTGTAGGAACAGGAGACAAATGGCTTGGTCCGGCAACGAACATTGCAGAGCAAGATGTTAACTACACCAACCCAACAGCCACGGGCTTCCAAGTTACGTCTACAAATGGTGAGGTGAACACTAACGGTGGTACCTACATCTACATCGCCATCCGCCGTGGCCCGATGCGGGAACCGACTGTGGGGACGGAGGTGTTTGCGCCTGTCACACGGAATAGCAGTGTTGGCGGCGTCAACTATTACACAGGTTTTCCTGTGGACTTGTCAATTTTTAATGCAAGGACCGGTCCCGGAAATTATTTTCACGCCAGATTAACAGCGGAAAAAAGGCTTCAAAGCGTGAACACTGACGCTGAAATAGCAGCGGATGCAGTAGATTTTACTTCAAACGTTGGCTACCAACCGGGAACAGGCTCTACAACTACAAACGTCTTGACTTGGAACTTCCGCCGCGCACCGGGGTTCTTCGATGTGGTGGCGTATACTGGGGATGGGACTAGCAACAGACAGATCAACCACAATCTTGGGGTCGTCCCTGAACTGGTCATCACTAAGATTAGAACAGGGGGGACTGGTGGTTGGTGGTCAAGGGCTGGTCTGAT